GATAATTATGTCACCAGAAGAAGCCATAAGGATTCGGGATAATTGGCTCAATACATATAGTGGTATTCGTGATTGGCAGAGAAAAATGAACTATCTTTCACGATCCACTGAAGATGATGAATGGCCTGAGACTAGAGTTCCAGTATCCAATATGCGTAGGTTTCTAAAAGGTGATCTTAACAGAACTACTGTTAGATGTAATACACCGATTCAAGGTGCTGGTGCTGCAATACTAAAATGTGCATTAGGTAACTTATGGACACAAGTTAAAGAAGCTGGCGAAGATAAAGTAATGATCGCAGCAGCCGTTCACGATGAATTGATACTTCTTGTTAAAGAAAATATAGCAGATGAGTGGGCTGAGATTCTTAAAACTACAATGGAAAAAGCGGAGGCAAAGTGGTTGGGTGACGTACCCGCATTAGCTGAAGTATCCATTGGTGATAAATGGAGCGAGGTTCATTAATGACAAAAAAAGAATATTGCCAAGCACTAGCCAATTTATCTGACAGATATTTGTTTGAAAATATGTCAAACAGAGAATATGTAAAGCAAAGAGAGGCTATTGAAACCAACTATTTAAAAACAATTTACAAGAAATAACTATGATTGGTATTTGCAAAAACGAACACGGGTGGTATATCTCCAAGCATAATAAACAGCTTGGAGTAAAATACTACAAGACTCTTACGGAGGTTATGCCTGTTGCTTATGCAGAAGAATATAAGAGTAGATCTGATGAAGGATCTCTACAAAGAGATTCCTAAAGCTACTACTAAGGACATAGCTAGTATCATTGATTTTTTGAAAAGAGCCAGAGAGGTTCGTACAGGAAAGACCAAAAAACGTAGAGAAGCTAGAAAAAAGTATGTGGAAAAGCAACTTGATAAAGCCGATTTCCCATTTTGGTGGTAAAGTAGTACAAGAACAACATTGTAAATGGCTCTCAAACACGGAAACAAAAGCTATTATCAGGTACTAATCGACCCAAACAGAGCAGAACTTATAGAAAAAGTGGCTGACAAAGAGGGTATGCGTGGTACTGCATGGGTAAGAAAGGTAGCTTATGAGGCTTTACAACGTGAATATCCTAGTTCAGAATATAAAATTGCTGAAGCTAAAGATGAGTTGATGTGGAGACAGTCTGTACAAAGACGAATTGAAGGTAGAAGGCAAAAAAGCTAAGGAGTACGGAAAAATTTCTTGAAAGGATTTTTAGGCTTTTCTTTTCTCATTTCTGCTACAACACGATTAGCTTCTAGTTCTATAAGCCTATTTAATAAGGAAGCCATAAATATATCTTGATCAAACTTTTTTCTTACAAGATGTGTGCAATATCTTTTTATATCAACTAAATCATCAGCTTTCATTATCTCCCTGCATTGCATTTCTATTTCCAGTTCAAGTTCAGGAGGTGCTGGTTCTATATTTATGTTGAGGAATTTAGTTATTTTCATTTACTGAAGTCCAGTAGTAGAACCTGGGAACATTCTGGCTTCAATAAATTCAACCGCCTGATCGTCTATCGTATTATCTGTTTGTTTAGCTATTGCTTTTAACAGATCCACTATCAATCTTTTCATTGCTTTTGACTTAATAAAGATCAAAAGTATGGGTTTTAAAATTTTTAACATGATGTTAAATATGTCTTACTTTCCAAACATAGCTAAGATGCTAGTATTAGACAAGAATCTTAACTTCTATGGAAGAACAGGAAGAAAAAGAAGGCAATCGTGTCGAAACGATTGTTAAAATTGCTGTTTTAGTTTGGTCTGCAAGTATGCTGACTCTTTCTTATTACGAACCACCTAGTGGTAAAAAGATTGTAGACTTTGATCCAACTTTCATCGCTTCGATCTTTTCGGGAAGTTTAGCTTCTTTCGGTTTACAGGTTGGTAAGAAAAAGAACAATAATCCACCTAAAATAGTAGATAATAGTAAAAACAAAGTAGGTATCAAATGAAAAAACTATTTGCTTTACTTTTATTTTTACCATCGGCTGCTTTTGCCAACATAAAACAGGAATTTGTAACCTCTGCACAAATATCCATAGACTCGCCTTATGTAATTACTAATGCAGCCCCATCAAGCTACAGCATAAGCGGAAACAATATTACAACTTCAACAGGAACAGGAGATAGTGTAGTTACTAATGGAATCGGTGGATTAAATCTTGGAAGCTTAAGTAATGGAGTACCAGCTTTAGTTAATACAAATAAATCGGTTACAACTGCTGGTTCAGCGTTCTCACTATCGGAATCATATCAAGCTGGAGACGTAACACAATCAGCAATCACTCCTTCTAGCGGTATTGCAAGTCTTCCTGTGCTTGGTGGACAAACCACAGTAATTTCTGGAGGGACCGCTGGAAATCTCGCCCTTACGAGTGTTAGCTCTGGGATTCATACTTGCACGGCTGGAGGGTCAGGTACTAGCTGTATTGGCTCTACTACTGTCCGTATTACGATTGACTAGACTTTGGCTCATAGTTTTATTAGCATTACCAGTAAGAACACTTGCTGTTCCTGTAGTTCCACAATTTCGTTCGGGTACGAGCCAAACTTCAAGCACTTCAGAGTCAGTAATAAATGAAACCATCACGAGTCATCAATACAGAACAGGATATAGCTACTCAGCATCAGGACATAATATTGAATCCTCAGACCTTAACGGATATATCAACCCTACAGCTACAACACTTACAGAACAAACAGTTGGAGGAGTAAATTTTAGTTGGACTTCACCAAACTTAGATGCTGTGCCAAGATGGAAAATAACAACCCCTGGATCAGCCTTTTCTCTTCAAGAAACACTAATCACTCCAGGATTAGATACAGTAACCACAATAACAAGAACAATAAATTCAACTACCACAACAGAAACTACAACTACCTTTGGGCAGTAATTTTACTTCTTTCTCCCGTCAAAACCCTTGCAAACACTACAGTCGCCTCGCCTTCGAGTAATGCCCAAGGTGTAGTGAACAATAATGCAACCATGATAACTCCGTCAACGATGCCCTCTTTTCGTATGAGTCAGGGTATTGTCTGTGCTTCTCCTAGTCTTACAATCACTCCGTATGTAACAGATGCTTGGTCATTTAACAGACCAATAGAACAGGTCACAAGGCAGAATATATATGACGAAAATACTGGTGAGATAAAATATGTTCAAGAGACTCCTAGATTTGAAAAAGATAATTACAATTTGAACTATGGTATCTCTGCTCAAATAAACATACCACTCGGAAAGTCACCAGCCCTTTGCCACAAAGCGACCCAAGTAAATATAGAAGCACAGGAATTATTGATAAAGAAAACTAAAATGGAAATCAGTCTCTATCGTTTGGAGATGTGTGCAAAACAGGCAAAATTAGGTGTTTATTTCAAACCTAATACTCCTAGTGCTATTACCTGTGAAGATATTATTGTTAACATTCCACCAAATCAAGTTATCCCACATACTCACAAATTAAAGTAGACAAGCCACGGGCTGTGGTAAGACTCATCTACGGATTACTATCCTACCTTATCTTTTTTCTTTGTAAGCTTTTTAACGATATTCTTAATAGCTGGTTTGATTATATTGAGAATAAGAGGAGAACTCGCAGCCACAAGGCCAATAACAGCAGTAGATACAATAGTGCTCGGTTCTGGGATGTATTGATCCACAAACGGAACGTCTTCATAGAGAGTAATACATTCAACCCCATCTTGCCCTCTTTCATGTCCAATAACACGTTCCAATCGTTTTTCGTTACGAAAGTCTCCTACTCTTTGGTCTTTTTTACTGGGACAAGGCTCTAATTCAATATCTTTTTCTTTTTTAATTTCTGGTATCTCTGGAGTCGTTGATTCTGGTAAGGGTGGAGTTTCATTACTCGTAGGAACCTCTTCTGTAATGACAAGATTCTCAGGTGTATAGTCAAGAGGAACAAAACTAGGAATTTGAAAATCACACGTTGTATATACTCCATTAGGATCTTCTAATAATAAATTACGATTACCAGTATTCTTTATATCCCTATGCTGATAAGTACAACCAGGGACATCTATATCAGGCGGTTTCGCTATTTCAATGTAATAAGGACTATAGATTTCTGGAACGTCTGGGACATATATCTCAGGAATACTTATATCAGGTATCTCCATCTTCTACATCTCCTATAGAAATAGACCAGCCATCTTCTCCAAACTTACCGTTTTCTATAATTTTTGGTTTTT